ACCGGATCGACCGAGACGCCGGCCTCGATCGCGCCCGCCTCGAAGACGGCTTTCACCGTGTCGCGGACGCCGCCCACGCCGGTCGCCGAGACCTTGCGCAGTTTCATCGGCAGGCCGTACTTGATCGCGGCGTTGGCCGCGCCGAGTCCGATGTCGAGCAAGTCTCCCGCGCCCTTCGCGGTCCCGGTGACGAACTGCACCGAGAGCAGGCGGGCGAACACCTTGGTGGTGAACCCCGTGCCGGTGCCGGCCGCGATGGTGACGGTCTCGTCGAGCGGCTGGCCGAACTGGTCCCAGCCCTTGATCCGCACGCCGAGCACGAGATCGCCGCCGGCCGCGTCGGTCTTCGTGATGAGCAGATTCATCGGGTGCGGCAGCACCCCGCCGTTGATGATCGGCGCGTAGCTGCCGACCGCGGCCGCGTCCAGGTCGAAAGCATCGACGAACAGGTCCACGTCCACCGCGGGAGTGGCAAACTGGTAGTGCCGCCACGGGATGAAGATTCCGTCGTCCTTTTCGAGTTGGCGAAGTCGCACCATGATCTGATCTCCACGCTCTGACCCGAGCCAGGGGAGGAAGTGAAGAACCCCCTCCACCGCATGATGAAGGGGGTTCAGCGGGGAATCAAGTCCCCGGTTCAGCGGTCAGCGACTACCACTCGGTCACGCGGTAGGGCTCCTGCAAGCCCTTGGCGAGGCCGTGGATGTTCCGGCGCGGCGTCCCGCAGTTCGCGATGAACAGCATGACGGCCTCCCAGCCCATCTTGCCGCCGACGCGGTGCAGGGTGTGGTCGCGGTCGAACCAGTAGAAGCCGCCCTGGTTGTACGTGTACCACTTCTTCATCGTGACCATCAGCCAATGGCCGGGCAGGACGTCTTTGTCCGTCATGATCGGCTTACCGGCGAAGGTCAGGGCGGTGTAGCCCCCGTTGAAGGTCGTGGTGTTCGAGTACCGACGATCCGGCATCAGGACGCGGGTGCCGTAGTCGTTCTCGAGCGCGTGGGTCGTCCAATGGACGAGGCCGGTGGCCGCGTCCTTGCCGCCCTTGCGCTTGATGGTGCTCATGAGCTGATGCAGGATCGGCTCGGAGAGCGGGATGGGCGCGGCGGTGAAGTTGAATACCGTCGCCTTCCAGCGTTCGTTCCCGGCCGTGGCCGGGTTGATGCTGGCGATGGTGCTCGAGTCGTCGATCCACGCCATCATCCCCTCGAGTTCCGCGTTGTAGGCGTCGTCCTCCGCGCCGGTCGCACCGGCCACGGACGCCTTCACGAGGTAGTCGCCGACGATGGTGCCGGCCACGGCGCCCGCGAGGGTCACCGTGTTGGGGGTGAGGGTCGTGTCGATCGAGTTGATGACGTCCTGACCGCGGAACGCGCCCGCGGCCGAGTAGACGGCCACCACGTCGCCGGTCTCGAGGAACTTCGAGCCGTCCGGGTCCGCACCCGCCGGCCAGCAGACTTTGCCGCCCGGCTGATCGACCTGGTAGGTCGGAGCGCCGCCCACGCCCGCGATCCGGCACAGTCGGCCGGTGCCGTCGCCGGCGATGTGTTGCCGGTTCAGGTCGTTCGCGAAGTCGCGGGTGGTGTTCTCCTTCTCCAGCGTGAAGGCGTCCTCGAACGCGCCGGCGGAGGTCTCGGCCGCCTTGATGAGCGCCTCGGTGAGCGCGATGCGCATCGTGTTGATGCGCATCCCGATCTTGCCGGGCACGCGGTTGCCGGAGCCGTCCACGGCGAACTTCTGGAAGCCCGGCGCCGGAATGTCGTCGAGCTCGTTTCGGGCGCCCACAGAGTTGCGGTTGCCCTTCAGGATCACCGGGATGATCGCTTGGCGGCCGCGCACTTCCTTCGAGGAGCGGCGCGCGACGCCGAACGATTCGGCCTCCCGGTTGATCGAGTCGGTGATCTCGTGGACGGTGTAGTCGTCCTTGAGGTAGGCGTCCGCCGCGGCCTTGGTCGCGGCGGCAGAGAGTACGGTAGCAGGCATCTAATGATGAATGGTTACAATGCTTCGCCGGCAGCCTGCTGCTCGATGAAGTCGCGCAGCGTGCGGCGTTGCGGAGTTCGCGGCCCACCGAGGTCATCCGGCATAACGGCTTGCCCCTGACCTCGCACCGGAGTCGGCACGATGTAGCGGCGTTGGCCGTTCACTTCTTCGGTCAGCGCGTTGCGGCGGTGACCGGCCATGATGTTCGCTCGGTGAGTGATTGCTTGCTCCAGCGTGATCCCGTCCGAGTTGCCGTACTGCAACGTATCCATGAGCGCGAGCCTCGCGATCGACTCCCGCAACTCGGGGGTGGCCCCGCGAGTGAAGGGGTGCGAGTCGAGGGCGGCCCTGGACCTTTCTGCCACGGTTTCGAGTTCCCGCTCCCGCGCCTGGCGGTCGCGCTCGCTCTGGAGCGCGCCGAGAGATTGGCGCAGTTCGTGGATCACCTTCCCCTGCTCGTTCACCACGCGGGCGAGCGGCTCGGGGATGGCGCCATCGAACAGGCCGCCGTCACCGTCGCCAGCCTGGACAGGAAGCTGGAGCACGGGCGGGGCCGGAGGGAGGGGCGTGGCGGGTGCCCCATTCGCCGAGTGCGGCGCGGCCGGCAGAGCCGGGTGCGCACCGTTCGGCGCAGGCGGGGAACCCTGGAACTGCCTCGCCCACAGGCGTTCGACGTCCTCCTGCGTGAGGGGAACCTCGAAGCCGTTGGGCGTGCGCATCGTCATGACCACTTGCGGCGGCTGCGGTGCGCGTGGGGCGCCGGCGGCGGGCGGCTGCGGCGCGGCGGGCTGGCGCGGCGCGGCACCGGCCTCGAGCCCCTGCTCGAAGCGCGCGGTGCGGGCTTGGCGCTGGGCCTCCTCGGGATCCTCGAACAGGTACGAGAACGGATCCTGGAGCGCGCGCGCGTGCGCCGGCGGCTGCTGCGGCTGCGCGACGGGCGCCGGCGGCTGCGCGGGGCGCTCCGGCAGCGGAACGCCGGCGGAGAGGTCGCGGTCCATGCCGGGGCGCCAGGCGCCGCCGGGCACCGTCGGCTGCTCGAACAGCGCCGCGTAGTTCGACGGCGCGGGGCCGGTCTGCGGCTGCTGCGCGAGCATGTCGTCGGAGATTTCGCGCGGCATGGCCTACTCCTCGCCTCCGTCGTCTTCTTCGCCGGCCGGGACGGCCGCGGCGGGGTGCTCGACCATGCCGCCGCCGACGACCCGCTTGCTCGGGACGAGGCGGTTGTCGTCGTCGAGCTCGACGACGTGGCTCGCCGCGATGGAGAGGCCGGACTGCAGGATCGGCAGCTCCCACTCGCAGCGCGGGCAGCGCGCGTCCTTGCGCGACCGCTGCGCGAGCTCGGCCTCGTCCTGGTGCGGGTGGCCGATGAAGCTGATCGGCCAGAGCTCGAACGGCAGGTTCCGGCCGGAGACGGACTCGGGGCGGCGCGGGTCGAAGCCGTGATCGAAGCTGATCGCGACCTCGCCGCAGTTGCCGCAGCGCACGCCGTAGTGCTTGTCGCAGGTCAGCTTCGGCTCGGAGTGCCCGCCGTGGCGCCGCGAGCCGAACGCGCGCCGGATGCGGTCGAGGATCTGCTCGGCCTTGAGCCGCTCGACGCCCTGGATCCGCAGATCTTGGGCGGCAGCGAGGAGCGCGGTGCGCGGGAACTTCTTGATGACCTCCTTGTCGGTCGTGGTCGCGATGGCCGCGAGCACGCTCGTTGCGGTCTTCTCGGCCGCCGGCGGCGGCTCCGGCTCGATCGCGCGATCGACCGGGATCGGAGTTTGCGTTTGCGGGGATCCTTTCATGGTGCGTTGGCGGGTTCGGGCTTCTTCTTCTCACCGGGCTGCTGCGCCTCGTTGCCGCCCGCGAACTGCTGATTCGCGATCAATCCGGCGATGAGGAACTGCGTGCAGGCGGCGGCGTAGCGGTCGATGCGGAACTTCGCCGGCGGAGGGAGCGTATCCCAAGCCGGGGTCTTTTGGAAGTTCCTCACCGTCTGCAGGTGGACGTTCATGTCGTCGATCTGCGGGCGGACGGGCACGTCCACGCCCTCGATCATCATCTGCAGGTTGAGCTTGGCGCGGCGCAAATCGGCCTGGAACACGTCGAGGACGCCGCTCGAGTCGCCGAGTTGGATCGCCTCGAGCACCTTCGCGCGGAGTTGCCCGTCCAGGGTGGCGAGGTTCGGGCCGTACTGGAGGACGTCGAGCGCGAAGGACTGATCGGCCGCGCGGCTGGCCGGCATGAGGGTGTCCACGTCGATCACGACGCGGGCCTCCTCCGCCAGTTGGGAGCCGTCGATGTAGCCGGCCCAGACCGCCTCGGTGCCTTCAAGCTGCTCGACGTAGCGCGGGGTGCGCCAGGTGCGCTTGACGAGCTGGTGGACGTAGGCCCACATCTGTTCGTCGGTCTCGGCGTGGCCGCCGACGATCGGGCGGTAGAAGTCGAGGTCGCGCTCGCGCAGGTAGTTGAGTTGCACGCCGGCGCGGACGCCGGGCGGATTCTCTCCCTGGAACGCCTCATGCTGTGAAGCGGCGTCGGCGAGCGCGGCCGCCGTGCGGTCGCTGGCCTGGAACACCCCCGCGGGAATGTCCGGCTTCGGCTGCCAGCGCGGATCGGCGTTCTGCTCGTGCTCGATGATCTCGAGGCTGTCGCTCGAGAAGGCGGACTTCGCGAGTGCCTTGCCGCGCGCCACCATCACCCTGTCGCGCAGGACGGACTGGATCACGTCCTGCTGCTTGCTGGTCTGCGCGTTGTGGGCGCGCTGCAGCGAGATCATGTTCTCGACGAGGCTGATCGGCCAGAAGGATCCCGGCCGTTCGATGAAGTCGTACTTGAACAGGTCGGTGCCGTGCCAGCCGAAGGTAGCCGACGGCGCGTCGCCGCGCTCGAGGAGCACGCCGTTGGCGATCGCGGCGAACATTCCCTTCGGCCGGGTCGCGGACGGGGTCTCGACGTAGATCTTGAGGAACGCCGACGCCTCGCCTTGGAGCCCGATCTGCCCGGCGCTCGGGCTCATCATGCCGAGATAGGAGTTCGCATCGGCGCCGCCGCCGGCCATGGCGAGCACGCGCGCCTCGAACGTGTTGTTCTCCCAATCGCTCATGCTTTCGGGCGCCACCAGCCTCCCCTTGTCCGGGTAGAGCTCGGCGATCGTGCGCAGCGAGCGGCGGTAGGAGATCACGTACCACGGGAGGTCGTCGGTGTCGAGCACGCCATCCGGCACGTAGATCTCAAACGCGCTGTGGACCGACAGATCGACGTCGCCCTCACGGATGGAGACGTAGCTGTTCTGCGCCTCGAGCAGTTGCTTGAGCCGCGGGTCGAGCATTTCCTCGGGGATCGGCTCGCGCGTGGCCGGGTCGATGTAGATCTTCGACTCGGGGCCGATGTTCGGATTGAAGAACGGCCGCAGGAAGCCGACGCCGTTGAGAACGCAGAGCTGGCGGCAGCGGCGGATCTTTCGCGCCCACCGCTTCGTGCGGTAGAGGTGCCAGAGCGCGCGCTCGCCGTTCACGGCTTCGGCTTCGGCCTGAAAATCGTTCCCTTTCGGCCGCAGCTTGAACCCGATGTTGTGGGTCAGCACGTTGGTCGCGTGCTGGACCGCCTTCAAGATCTTGTTGTCGATGACGCGCGCGCGGCCGGCGCGTTTCGGCACGGCGCGCAGTCGGTTGCCGGTCGCGTCCCAGTAGGTGTTCTGGAAGCCCTGGAAGTAGGCGATCTCGAGGAGGTTGCGCCGATTGACGTGGTACTTGGTGCCGTAGAGGTTGCGGTCGGAGGTGCGCTGGTCGATGACGCTGACGAGTTGGCGATCGGCGTCGCTCATTTCCGGCAGCATTCCGGGCTGCCGGTCGTTGGCCTCGATCGCGAGCGGCTTCTCTACGGCCACGGCTTAGAACCCTCCCCCGCCGTGCACAAACCCCTCGGCGATGGCCTCGAGCCCACGCTCCTCGATCTCGCGCAGCCGGCGTTCGGACGCGGACTCCTCGACCTCGGGCGGCGGCGGCGCCGGCGCGGTCCGGCCCTCGCGCAGTTCGGCGAGGGACTTGGCGAGGATGGATTCGCGGGCCGCGGCGAGTTCACGGGTCAGCGCGCGGGCGACGAGCACGAGCCCGGCGACGGCGGCGAGCGCGACGATCGCGATTGCGAGGGTGGCGGCGAGCATGGTCTCTTCGTTCACAGCAGGGCATCCTCGGCTTCGGAGGGTTCCCGTGCGGGCGGGTTGCAGATCTCATCGTACTGTCGGAGCGCGGAGCGCCACCAGCGTTTGGTGCGCACGCGGGCGAGTTCTCGGCGGTCGTCGTCGGTGTGGGCGGGTGCGACGACCTCGGGGAATCCGCCGTAGAGTTCCTTGGCGGCGTGGAAGGCGCATCCGGCGGCCATGAGGACGTCGTCGTGGGCGCCCTCGGCGGTCTCCGGTCGGCCCTTTTCGTCGAGGATCCAGGTCAGACCCTCGGCGTAGAACAGGTGATCGCGAATGGTCGCCAGCCGGCTGACGGCGTCGCGCAGGTCGTCCACCACGATTGCCTTCTTCGCGCGCGGGTCGATGCCGAAGTCGCGGACGGCGGCAGTCGCGTGGCGTTCGGAGGTCATGGCGCGCTCGGCGCGGTAGATCTCCGGGTACTTCAAGTGGTGAATCAGCTCGCGCAGCACCGCGTCCCCGTGATTGACGCGCTCGACGGCGAGGTGCGCCCGGTTGTAGAGATATCCGAGCGCAGCGCAGCGCGGCGCGAACTGCACGGGGTCGAGCGAACAATGATAGGTTGCGACGTGGATCTTGGTGCGCCCTTCGATGACGAAGCCGACCGAGTAGTCGCCGCCCTCAACGCCTTCGGCGGTGTCGATGCCGATGACGTATTTGTTTCCCGGTTTCGGCCATTCCCACACGCGGAGCGGTCCGCGCTGGTTCGCCACCGGCTTGATCTCAACCGCCATTCTCGTTCAGGTCGGGGAGATCTTCGGGGGCTTCGGTCACGGGGGCGAGCACGACCTTGCCGGCGAGCGCGAGCGCAGCGACGTGCTTCGGGATGTGCAGGCGCGCGCAGAGGAGCTCGAGGACGGCGCCTTCGGGGACGGCGCCGCGGTCGGTACCGGAATCGACCGGATTCACGAGCCGGCGCGGGTCCATGAAGCGCGGGAGGTAGTGCTTGAGCAGAAACTTGAGCGATTCGGCGTCGCCGGTCTCGGCGAGGGTCGCCAGTCGCACGAGCATTCGCGGCAGTCTGGACTCGATCTGCCCGTCGGTGACGTCGAGCACCCATGCGCGGAACGCCGGGTCTCCGCGCCAGTTGTAGATCGTGCGCTCGGGCACGCCGCACTTCTTCGCGAGCTCTGGGACCGTGGGCTCGTGCTCGGTGTTGGCGGTGAGGAGCGCCTCGACGTATCCCCAATGGCGGCCGTCGGGCTCGAAGCGGGCGATGAGGTCGGATCGCTTGGCGACGTCCACCGCGCCGGTGGGCACCTTCTCGCTCACTTGGCGTTGCCGACGTCGTGGCCGGCGACGGTCGCGGAGTCGGAGAGCTTGCCGGCCGAGCCGGGCTGCACGATCTCGCCGCCGGTGCGCCCTTCGCCGGGGAGGTGGTCGGTACGCCCGTGCGCCGGCGGGGTCTTGGCGACGTGTTTCGGTTCGCCCAGGCAGTCGTAGGAGGAGCCTTCCATGGCACCCATGATGCTACTCGATGGTCGCCATTTCCAGATCCCCCTGCCAGACCGGGGCGGTGACGTGGAGTTTGTGGATCCGCTGCAGCGCGGCGGTCGGCAGCACGGGGCGGCCGATGCGCAGCTTGAAGATGCCGCGGATCCGCACGTCGATCTCGTCCTGGTCGCCGTACATGGACGCCGCGGAGCGGATCTCGTCCTGCGACAGGGTCTTGTTGTCGGTCATCGCCATGGAGACGACCTGGAAGTCGGGATTGTTGCCGGCATAGACCTTGCGGTAGAGCCAGGCGCTCCCCTTGAGCGGCGTCAGCGTGCCGAACACCATGCCGCGGCGGTCGATCGTGCGCGTCCAGGTCTCCTTGAACACGTCGTAGGGCGGCTCCTCGTCGAACCACGCGAAGTCCAGATCCTCGCCCTGGAACTTCCCGGCGCCCTGGTCGCACGACTTGAACCACAGTTGTGAACCATTCGGCATCGTCACGCGCTGCTTCGACTCGGTCCACTTGAAATCAATCCCAAGTCTCCCGAGGAAGTTGAAGATCTTCGGCTTGAGCACGTTCTCGGTCTCGCCGTAGGACAGTCCGATCGCCCAGCCCTTCTGCGCGTCCCAGGTCTGCCCCGTCACCGGGCAGTACCCATGCAGCCGCGAGGCCACGCGGTAGCCGCCGACGTAAGACTTGCCGGCGCGGTTGCCGCCGATCGCCCACGGAGACTTGCAGCGCAACTCGAGCCAGCGCCGCTGCCAGTCGAAGGGCTGGAAGGAGAGGAACGGCCCGGCGTCGAGCGCGGTCAATCCTCGTCCCCGCGATCGACCTTGATCCTCGTGCGATCGGTCCATCCTGGCACGAGGTCATTGAGCATCTTCTGCTTCGCGCGCTCCGCGAGCCCGATCGCCCGCGTGAACCCGCCGCTGTAAGAGAACCCGCACTCCGTCGTGCCGTCGTCCACCTTCACCGCCTCCTCGGTGACCACGAGCGACGCGACGCAGCGAGCCTGGATCTCCTCGATCAAGGCGTCGAGGCTCGCCTCGCATAGCGGCGTGTAGTTGGGCTCGCGCGGCTTCTTCGCCATCCCGCGCACTCTACCAACGAAAACCGGCTCAAGGGTGTAACCCCTCGAGCCGGCGGCGCTGGACGAACCGAAGTCCGTTGGATCCCGCAACCGCGCGCATCCTACCAGCGCCGCCATGAAAGAAAACGGCCGGCGGAGTCTTCCCTCTCCGCCGGCCTCATCCATCCCCAAATCCGCCTCGCGGCGGAGCCGGCTACGGCTCCGGATCCGGCTCGGGCTCGGGCGAGCCCGTCGGCGCACCGCCAGCGCCCGGCTCCACACCCGTCGGACCGATCTGCGGCTCGCCCACCACCACCGGCGGCGGCTCCCGCAGCAGACGCGACTTCGCCTCCGCGCGCGCACGCGGATCGTCCACGTCCAGCATCAGCACCTCGAGCCCGTCCACCAGCTTCGCCGCCGGCACCTCGCCGCCCAAGTTCGGACGACGCGACCCGCCCACGCTCAACGCCGCCTCGCGGCTCGCATGGTCCGCGTGCCATCGCACCAACACCGTGCACGCGCCCGCCGGCAGGTCCGGACCCGCCTCCTCCTCGAGCAGCGCACGAATCAACGACGAATCCCCCTGCGCACGCACGATCTCCGCGCGCAGAGGAGCCAGCAGGTTCAGGACCAGGATCGGTTGCATCCACAGCATCCTGCACCACGTTCCACGGGAAATCAAGCCCCGCAGCGACGCACCACGCGACTCCACCGCTCCGCAGACTCCCCACGCTTCACGATATTACTCAATAATCTCTATACCCATTACCACGATATTACTAGGTCTTCAATACTTTCAGTACGCTAATAACTGCCTGGGGCCATAAGCCCCATGGCTAAGAGATTAATAGCGAAGTACCACTCTATTGTCTTATTTCTTCCGTGATTCCATGCCGCAATAAAGACTAACTAGGAATATTCTACCCAACACCCAGGAATACTATAGAGATACCTCGTGCCACGTCAAGTCCAAGAAGAGGCCAATAGAAGCGCCGTGCACCGAGGACCATTCGTGAAGCTCCGCCACGGCCCACCATGAGCGCAACCGGAGTCCCGTAGCGCACAGATGGGACCCAAAGCGCAAGAGCTGGGTGGCTCCCGGAGAGGAAGATGCGGAGGATGGGACCCAGGGGGACAGAATCAAGATGGGACCAAGGCGCAGCCAAGGAACCGCACCCCCCCCCCCATGCGCCAGGCGACGCCCTCCCGGTTCGAGCGTGCCCACCCCACCCGGCCAGCGTCCACCCGATGCCAGCCCGGAGCCCGCGCCCAAGGTCCGATAACTGCTATTCAGTTGCGCGGATTCGCCCCCAGTTACAACGCTATAGCCTAGTGCCAGCCCATAATGCCCGAGCGCGTCGAGGGGTAACCGCTACGGGTGGGGGTGACGGACGCCGGAAGGGTGAAGGCCGGGATTGGCCGGGAGGCGAGCGGCGGCGGCGCGTGTCCTGCGATCAGCGGTCGCGGCGGGCTCCGCGTCGAGGTCGAGGAGCGCGGCGCTGGCGGGCTCCTAGCACGTCCAGCGGGCGGATGGCTGGCCGCGCCCGCGATCAGTCCCCGTCCCTCCCATCCCCCGCTTCCGTGCCTTCCTACGGTCTGCCGGCGGCGCGGTGCCCGGTCTGCGGTCGCTCGAGGTCGTGCCGATCGTCGCGGGTTGCGAGCTCGGGCGCGGTGGCGGCTTGCTCGAGGAGTGCGCGCGCGCGGTCGTGCTGGCCGGAGTCGAGGGCGAGGAGCGCGGCGCGGGCGTGAGCGAGGGCGTGCCGGAGCGCGTGCAGGGTGGCGAGGTCGGGATCCATGCCGCTGCATCGGCGCGCGGCGCGCGGTGCTTGAGCGCGTGCCTGGTGGAAAGTGAAGCGCCCGCCGATCCTGGAGGACGGGCGGGCGCGGCGCGAGGTGCTCGGCGCGATCAGCCGGGGCACGCGGCGTAGAGCGCGAGCATGAGGAAGGCGAGGAGTGCGCGCGCGGCGTGACGGTTGCGGGGGTGTTTCATGCGTCGGCGGGCGCGCGTAGTCGCGCCTTGAAGTAGGGGAGGATGCGCGCGTGCCCGGTCGCTTGCGCGGCGGCGGCGCGCTCCATCGGGTGCGCGCGGAGCCGGTCGGCGAGGAGGAAGTAGCGGATGGCGTAGCGGATGCTCGGCCATCGGCGCGGGTCGTCGGGCGCGGCGGCACGGATGACGCGGGCGAAGTCGTCGGCGCGCTTGAGGTCGGCGCGCGCGGTCGTCGCGGCGTGCTCGCGCACGCGGTGGAGTGCTTCGGCGAGGTTCTGGGTCATGCTTGGGAGGTGGGCTTGGAGGTCGGGAAGGTGGGGTCGTCGGGCGTGCCGTGCGCGCCCGTGGTGTCGCAGTCCGGGCATCCGTCGCAGTCGTCGCCGTTCGCGGGGCAAGGGCTCGGGCTCGGCGAGGGTGGGGAGGTCCATCTAGCCATCCCTCCCTTCGAGCGTGGCGAGGTCGGCCCGGTGCTGCTCCCAGGCGTCGAGGGCGGCGGCATCGTTGCAGAACGGGCAGGGACGATCTTCTTCCTCTCGCTCGGCGCAGGCGCAATCTTCCGCATCGTGCGCGTTGAACAGGCGGTCCGCCAACCGCCCGGCCAGAGCCTCCGCCCGCCGCGCTCGCTCCTGCCAGTTGATCGGCGCGTGGTAGCGGGCCGTCCTGACTCCGCAGGAACAGGCCACGGCGCAGCCTTGACGGTCAGGCGGGAGCGGAAGGCCGCATCCGGCGCAGGTGGCGGGGCATGGGGTGGGGCGCTCGCAAGCGTCGTGGCATTCGTCGTCTCCGCCG